AATTCATTACTGAAAATATTTCTATATCAAGCAAACTTTCAATAATAACTCTTCTATCTAAAGGCTTCAATTGCATGAATGGAACAAAGTTACTTGCACCTAAAACTATAATTTGGGAAAATGCTTTGAAGTTAAAATTCAAAATACTTTTTTCCAAATACTGTTGATAGTCTCTAGAGTGAGAATCTTGACCTACTAACTTATCATCACAATATATTTCAAATAAAGTTGGTTTTATTCCCCTACGAACTTTGTAATGATTTTTTCCTATAGAGAACTCTATTTCAACTAAACAATTTTTTTGATTGATTGAATTTACTAACTGCTTCTTGTTAATGTTTCTAAATGGCTTATTAAATAACGCAAAAGATATAGCATCAAGTAAAGTGCTTTTTCCGCTTCCAGATTTGCCTAGTAATATTGAACTTCTAGATTTATCAAGTTGAATTTCTATAAAATTGTTTCCAGTAGAAAGAAGATTTTTCCATCTAACTTTAGTAAATTTAATCATTATGAACTGCTTTGAATATGCTCATTATCATTTAGTGCTTCAAGATATACTTCTTTTAATAACTCTTTTAACGGTTGAGAATATACTTCAAAAGATTCCGCATATTCATTAAGTATTGTCAAAGTATCTTTTGCTTCATCAATTTCTAGTTTTTCATTTGCAGATACATCATCAAAAGATGATTCAATGATAGTTAAATCTGCTGGATTGCATGATTGAATCTCTTCAACAAACTTATCAAACATGTAAGGACTCTGTTTAGTCTTCACTATTATCTTAACAAATTTGTTTGCTAAATGCGAATAATCAGTTTTAGAAAATTGATCATACTCAACTCCAGCAGAGTCGTCATAGTAAACTTTATGAAATGTTGAAATATCATTTTTAATAAATTTCAAATTCAAAGTTTCTAAATCTAAAGTGTGAAAACCTTTTTCAATTCCATAATCACCCCACATCATAGGATACGGCGCGCCTAAGTAATGAATACTACCTTTAGAACTTTTTCCATGATAGTGTCCAGATAATGTAGTGTAGAACTTATCAAAAATTTTAGGGCTTAATCCGCCAGATATATGACCGCCATACAATTCAAAACCTTCAATTTCTAAATGGCCCATACATATTTTAGAGTTACTTTTTGAAATTGTATCAAAAGTTTCTTCTCTATTTTCATCACATATCCAAGGCACATATAAAATTTGTTTATCAAAAATTTTAATCTCTTCAGCTTTTGAATATATTTTAAATTTCTCATACGGAGTCAAAAGCTCTGTTATACTATTTACTGAATTAGTTTGTTTGAAGTAAGTGTCATGATTTCCTATTATAATATCAACTCTATCACAATAAGAATTAAGTTTAGAGAAAACTTTGTCTCGCCAAGAATTAAGTGTATTAAAGTTTATATACTTTCTTCTATCAAAGGTATCTCCTAGATGAATTACAGTTTTTATCCCATTTTCAATAATGTAGGGAAAAAATATTTTATCATAAAACTCTAAAAAAGATTCATTTAGAAATCTATTGTCGTTTCCTGCACCACAATGAGTATCTGTTATAATTGCAACTTTCATATTAATCTGTATTACTAAAAACACTTTTAGATTTTTCTGTCTTTACGACATTCTTTTTTTCTTTTTGTTTGGATTCAAACTTAGTTATGAACTCATGCATGTTAGCATCTGCATATTCAGAACCATACTTAGTGACATTTAAGTGCTCACTTTCTGATATTTCATGAGTTAATTTTTGATCAATCATTTTATACTTTGTGTAAAGATGCTTCTTTTCTCTTTCAATTCTTCTAACAAAAGCAAAGTAAATTATTTGAGTGAAGTATCCGTATGGATTAGAACTTTTATTAGGATCAAAATTGTTTATGTATCTAAGAGAATTTTCAATTCCATCAGATATCATATCTTCTTTAAATGGATAATTAATAAAGTTTGGTCTATTTGCTAAACCTTTAGCTATGAGATAAATACATTCTCCTATATATTCAGATACTCTAGGAAGTTCATTAGAGCTGTCATTAACTTTTTCGACATGCTCTTTCATACAACTTAATAATTTTTGATTGTCTACATAATAATTGGAATCTTTTTTAGCCATATTATACATCTCACTCAAATGGAAACATTACAAAGATTAAAACATATTCAAATTAGAATACTATAAATTACTAAAAGAATCAATGTATACTTAGTTTTATTTTAAAGTGATATCCAGATATATAGAAGTGTAATGATATTTAGTTTTGATATGAAATCTATTAGAAGAAGTTAGAACTAGATTTAGATCCAATATTAATACTAAAGGTATTCTTAAAGGCGGTACACACCTAATTATACAAATAAGATCATGTTTTTTTAAGAAAAATAAAATACAGTGAAGATAATTTTCACTTAGGTGATATCTATCTAAAAATACTAGAAAGTTTTTTTGAAAAAAGTACTAGAAAAAATAATGCATTTAAAACCACTAAAAGCATACTATACTATAGAAACGCCCATTTTAAGAGCTTTTTGCATTGTAACTTATTGATTTTATTAACGAATAAGACCCGTTTTTATTGCATCTCAGTATCATCAGAATTTGAGTCTAAAGAATCCATAATCATAATTTGATAGTATCTATCTAGAACACTTTCATAAGGAATTCCAGTAGCAAGTATTTGCTCTTTGTTAATATGAATTAGAGATGTGCTTGTGGTTGGAAACCAATCTCTCAGTTTAATTTCATAAGCATCTTTATCAGACTTATATTCAGAAATTATTTCCATTGGATTTGCAACGAAAATTGAATTCTCATAATCGTAATCAAATAGTTCGTCATCAGAAAATTCTAGAAATTCATCAACTTGATATACAGCACCTATAATTTCTTCAGAGGTTATAAGTTTAAAAACTCTAACATTTTTAGTATCAATCATTTTTTCATCCTTCCTTTAAAAAGACTTTATGCAATTCATAATCAAATTTTTGCTCATTATAAATTTTTATTCGTTCTAAGAAATGCTTCACTGCAAAATTTTTATGTTTTTTATAAGTTAAATCATCAACTATGTCATACAACTTTGCTTGATCTGAATTGTCGCCAATTCTTAAAGCTCTTCCAATAGATTGTAGTGTTTTAATTCTAGACTTAGTTGGAGATGCAAATATAATATTCTCCAGATTTTTTATATTTATTCCAGTACTAAAAACTCCGCTAGATGCAACTATGATTGCATTTTTTTCATTTTCTGTTATCTTCCTTACAGATTCTCTAACTAAAGCATCTGTTTCTCCAGCAACAAAGAATACTTTTCGAGATGGATCTGTAACACTTAATTTATCCTGTATCATTTTATATAAAACCTTGCCATGAAGTTCTACTAGCTGAAATATGACAAGACAATTTGATTTTGTTGAAATTGCTAAGTTTCTTATAAAAGAATTTCTTTTCTCATGTTGAATTAAAAATTTTATTTCATCTTGATATTTAAAACCTTTTATGGATTTTGATACAGCTTCATCATACTTTAGAAGAATGCAATCAATGTTTAATTTTGCAAGTTGCTTGTTATCCATTAACTCCTTAGTTGTGGTTACTGGCAAAACTTTTCCAAACAAACCTTCAAGAGTTATTTTGTTTGTGCTTGTTCCGTCTAGTGTTCCAGTAGTTCCAATTCGATACTTTGCGTTTACAAGTTTTTCCATAATTGAGATGAGAGATTTTGCTTTAAATTGATGAACCTCATCTCCAATAACAACTTCAAATTGCTCAAACCAAGATTTTGGCATTTTATAAATTGATTGCCAAGTTGAAATTATATGTTTTTTATTTGTGTTTTTTGCTTGACCTTGATGTATGCAATGATATACATTTTCAATGTCGATTGATGAATCGTTATCTGCATAAGATTTAAAATCAGATAACATTTGATGGACTAAAGAAACTGTTGGAACAATTATTAAAGTTTTTTTATTATAGAATCTTGTCAATGCATATATGATAAGACTTTTACCAGAACCTGTTGGAGAAAGAAGTAATGCTCTACTTTTTACTATGTTGTGTAATATTGCCTTTGCTTGGTAGTCTCTTGTGTCAAATGGCAGCTTCAATGATTTTAGAAAATCAGAAAGATTGTCCTCAGAAAAGTTGCAATTTGAATTGTCAAAAAGATTGTCGTCTTTTACAAGTTCATAATCACGAGAATCGCAAAAGTCCTGTAAATGGTCAACAAGACCAAGGTATATACTATGATCCGTAAGGTTAAAAAGCCTAATTTTTCCATCCCACATCCGCATTTTATAAGCTGG